CTCACGGCAACCGAAACAGCCGCAGCGACCATCGACGCGGTCAAGTTGGTGACTCAGGTAGATGCGTCCACGCTCGACAGCATCATCCTCGAACAGGGGGTCGCGTCCTTCACGGCGGACGCCGAGATCATCCCGGGGACTCAAGAGGCCTCCTTCTCAGTCAGCGCTGTCGTCCAGCGGACCAGCGTAGGCGCCCTGAATGTCTACTCCTACATCGAGGGTCTCGGTGTGGCGGCGTTCAGCGCCGACGCGGTAGTTCATCAGCAGGCGGAAGCCTCCCTGATCCTTGATGCAACGCTGCTCGCGCTCACTGAGGCTCAGTTCCAACTCGACGCTACCGTTGTCGCGACGCAGCAGGCGAGCCTGACCGCAGGGGCCGTCACCCGGCGCGAACAGCAGCAGGCACTCACCCTCGACGCCGTTCTCGTCGTAACCAACGGCGATGTATTCGTCGTCAGCGCGATCAGAGGGGCGCAGCAGCAGCAGGCCTTCCAGACGGATGCTGTCGTCTCTGCCGTCGTCACCGGGCAGTTCGATGTCGATGCCGTCGTACTCCGTGCTCATCAGGCTTCGTTCACCTCGGATGCCTTGGTTCAGGCGTCCATCTTCGCATCCGCGACTATCGACGCCTACGTCGAGTCCGCTGGGGCTGGTGTGTTCGCTGTCGATGCAGCGATCAGGAGGACGGCGTCGGCTGCCCTCACTGTCGACGCCTTCCTCGCCGAGACCGTAACAGGTTCGTTCACGTCAGACGCGTGGGTCGAGGTCTTGGTGACTGGCGCGGTCAGCGCGGATGCCGTCTTGACAGGCACATCGTCTGGTACGCTGTCCGTTGATGCCGTCCTGTCGGGGACAGTGTCCGCCACGTTCTTGGCGGATGGCATCGTTAGCCGAATAGCAGTCGAGTCGCTGACCGCCGACGCGTGGTTCAGTGGAGCCCAGACGGCTGGGTTCGTCGTCAACGCGATACTGCTATCGGTCAAGGCGGGAGACTTCACCGCCGATGCTATCAAGCATCCGGCGTTCTGGACCTTCACGGTCGATGCGTCGATCGCACGGTGGGTCTACCAGCCGATAGAGGCGACGTTCGATGCAGCGGTCATCTCGGCATCTGCCGAGGCTGCGACCATCGAGGCGACCTTCTCAGTGGGCACCATCTCTTGGACAGAGACCACGACACTCATCGAGATGACGCCCACGGTATCCACGATCTCGTGGACCCCGATCAAGTCGTTCTACGGAGAGTTCAAGGTCGACGCTGTCCTGACGTAGGGAGGCGCCATGAGCCTGAACTTCACTCAGGGCGACACGGCTCCTGACATCACGGCGGTCATCCACGCCGAGGACGATGTCAACGCGCCCGTGGACCTTACCGACGCCACCGTTCGCTTCCAGATGCGCCTGCCCGAGGGCAACAAGTACAAGGTCAACGCGCAGGCGACCGTCGATGACGCCGTCACCGGACAGGTCTCGTACGCGTGGGGTGCGAACGACCTTTCGCAGCCGGGTGAGTTCGACGCCCAGTTCGAGGTGACATACCCCGGGGGCAAGGTCCAGACCACCTATCCACCCGTCACGTTGACGGTCAGGCGGCAGTAGGAGATCCCGTGGCAAAGGTCCTGTGGTTGAGCGACGCCGGGTGTACGACGGGCTTCGGTCGCGTCACGCACGCCATCGGCGAGCGACTAGTCGAAGACTTCGGGCACGAGATCCACGTGCTCGCGGTGAACTATCGAGGTGACTCGTGGGGCTGTGAACGCCCCGGTCACGAGCACGTCACGCCCTTGCGGCTGTACCGGCCTACCACTGTGCGGGGCGATGACATCTACGGCAAGACCCGCATCATCGAGATGCTGGCCAAGGTCGAGCCCGACGTGGTGGTCACGCTTAATGACCCCCAGATCCTGCTCAGTCTGCTGATCGAGAACCAGTACGACGAAGAGCAGATCCTCCTGCGCTGGCGGCCACTCCTCTCCTACATCCCCGACGACGGCACGAACCTCCCGCCTACGTGGACGACGATGCTGCCGAAGATGACCAACGTCGTGGCCATGTCGAAGCACGGCCAGTCCCACTACCAGCCGTCGAGCCTCGTCTACCACGGTGTCGACACCGAGATGTTCTGGCCCATCTCCGAGAAGCCCAAGGAGACCTCCTCGGGGCGCATCGTCCGCAGCAAGGGCGACGCCAAGGAAGCCATCGGCATCCCCCGGGATACCTTCCTCGTGGGGCGCATCGATACCAACTCCGGGCGCAAGGACTACCCGGCGCTCGTGAAGGCCCTGTGGCCAGTGATGGAGCGCCACAGCAACGTAGCGGCGTGGTTCCACTGCGCCGACAAGGCCCCGGGCGTGGGCCTGCGCTTCCAGTCGATGTTGCTCCGCAACGACAAGGTCAAGCCCGATCGCTTCTACTTCCCAGACCTCCACAACACGTTCGAGGGCTGGGATATCCGAGACATCAATGTTCTGCTCTCGGCCTTCGACGTCTTCGTCTCCACTTCTCGTGGCGAAGGCTTCGGGCTCGGGCTCGCTGAAGCCCTAGCCTGTGGGACCCCAGTGATCGCACAGAACGTATCGGCGATCCCTGAGGTCGTGGGCCCCGGGGGCATCCTCCTTGAACCGGACCGACTATTCACGGTCCCCTCCGGTGAGGACAACTGGCTGCCGGACATCGACGCCTTCACTGACGCCATCGAGCGCGTCTACCAGTCCTCGGGCCTCCGTCGAGACCTCGGGGCGAAGGGTGTCGAACACGTCCGCAAGTCCTTCTCATGGGACGTCGCAGCCAGCAAGTTCGATGAGTACATCACGCAACTGGAGGCGTATCAGCCGCCTCCCGCTGACGTGACCAGTACTGAAGCATCGGAGGGCGAAGGTGTCGCACCAGCAGCACTCGCTACTCCATAAGCGAGGGCGAACCAATGGATAACGACTTCAATGTCTTTGTACCCATGCTCAAGAGCGGCATCGGGGAGTCAGACGGCAAGCGCCGCCTGCATGGCACCGCGTCATCGACGGTCAAGGACCGCCACGGGGATGTCATCACGCTGGGGGCGCTTCGAAAGATGGAGGCTGGTGCCAACCGCCTGACCATCTTCCTTAACCATGACTACCGCGTCCCCGAGGACGTCGCGGGCACTGTCGAGAAGGCAGAGATCCGTTCGCATCCGTCCGACCCGGACATCCACGACCTCGTCTTCGACATCGTCGTCAACGAGACCAACCCCCGCGCCATCAACGCATGGGAGTCGATCCAAGAGGGGACCCAACTGGGCCTCTCCATCGGCGCCCGTATCCCCAATGGTGGCGCTACCAAGAGCGCTGATGGCGCCTACGTCATCAACGACATCGAACTCCTTGAGACGTCCCTCGTGGGCGTCCCGGCCTCACCACGTTCGTGGGTCGACTACGCGGTCAAGTCCCTACGCAGGGTCGAGATCCTGAAGTCGACCAACCCCAACGCCATCGGTGTTGACGTGGAGGAGCCCGAGGATGAGACCGAACCAGACGGCGTGGAGAAGGCCACCGCTATGGAACTGGCTGTTGCGGACGAGCCAGCCGTCGAAGTCGTCAATGAAACTCCCACCCCCGAGGGGGAAGACCAGTCCCCCACCGATGAAGAGGCAGAACCGGAGACCGAGCCCGCCTATTCGGACCCAGAGTCCGTAGACGTCCTCGACTCCGACGAGCCATCCACCCCGCAGGACGCTCCAGATCCCACGAGCCACCCTGAGAACGGGGACCTCTTCCAGAGCGATGAGGCAGAGATCACCCTTACGGCTCTCTTGTCTTCCGCCGACAGCCTGCAGGCCGCGCACTCCATCATCGAAGTCCAGAACCGCGAGATGGTCGAGATGAAGGCGTCGCTGACCGCTGCAGAGGAAGAGCGTGACCGGGTCGTCACCTTGAGTCAGAAGACCATGGATCAGACGACCTCCCTGTTGGAACGCCTCCAGAAGGCACCCATGGGCCGCAAGACTCACCCGGTGGTCATCGAGACCGCCAAGGAGTTCGAGGGTCTCAAGGGCGTCTACACGGAAGGCGTTATGGCGTTGCTCACAAAGGAGCGATAAACCGTGGATCCCCAGATCGCTGCGGCTCTGACCAAGTTGGCAGAGTCACAGGAGAAGATCGCCGGGTCCCTCGAAAAGATGAACTCCGCACCCCTGATGGAGAACCCCGTCATGGGCGGCGTGCAGACAGTCGAGGAGCAGGCGACCCCAGCCCAGCCCCAGACGCGCAAGTACATCACCCCCGATGAGCGTGTGCTGCTGGGCGAAACCGTCAAGAACATGAGCGACTCCGAGATCGGCATGATGGTGTCGTCTCAGGTTCGCAAGCAGGGCAGCGGTATCCCGCTCGAAACGTGGCTCAACAGCGCTGGCTTCAGCGCTCAGGTCGCCTTCGACGGCATCACCCAGCAACTCAGCCCTGACATCCAGAAGGCCATCGACACGACCTCGGCGTCGGCCCTGATCCGGCAGGATCTTGAGCCGCTCTTGTACGAGGTCTTCGTCAGGATCTTCCCGGCGTTCGACCGGTTCACCAAGGAACCGGCGAACGGCCTGACGCACGCGTGGAACCAGATCACCCAGTACGGTGACGCGGTCTTCATGCCTGAGTTGGGCACCGTCACGGATGACAAGAGCACGTACGTTCGTAAGACCACGAACGTGGCGATCCTTGCCACCCGGCGCGGCCTGTCCCTCAAGTCGAAGTTCGCTGTCATCGCTGGCGGCATGAACTACAACCCCGAGATGATCGAACTGCAGGGAGGCCTTCGCTCGATCGCCTACCGCATGCAGAAGACCATCTTCGAAGGTCAGGCCACCGACTCCGGTGGAACCGCTGACAACGAGTTGGGCCTCTACGATGCTGATGCCTTCACCGGCCTCCGCTCGCTGCTCAACGACGCCGACGTCCAGAACATCGACCCGGCGACGGACCCCACCACCACCGGCAACTTCCGCCGCGTGATGAACCAAGCGGTCCTGCCCATCATTCAGGCGGGTGGACGTCCCACCCAGATCTGGTCGCATCCGAGCGAGAAGATCACGTTCGATGAGCAGCAGGACCCCAACGTCCGCATCCTTGCAAGCCAGCAGGCGAACATGGGTGTCGGCGTCATGGCCGAGCAAGTCAACACGATCGCTGGTCCCATCCCGTGGGCCATCGTTCCCGGCGACTCGATCTCGTCTTACACAGCGACTGGCACGTATTCGGGTAACACCGTGCGTGACATCTACGTGTTGGACGAGGGCAGCCTCTCGCTGCCGTTCCTCGGCACCCCCGGACCTACCGTCCTTGAGATCCCGATCGGCATCAGTGGGCAGTTGACCCACTTGTACATCGTGTTCCTCATGAACGGTCTGGCCCTCAAGGTGCTCCCGTGGCACAACAAGTTGCGGGTGAAGGTCGCTTAGGCCTACCCAGAGGTCGGGGGGCGTCCCAGTGGCGCCCCCTCCTCGAACTGCTAGGAGCACCGGATGAAGCCATACCTGACCGCGCAGAAGTTCAGGACCATGGGCTTCGGCGTCGAGACCGAAGAGCACGAGGACCCGTTCATCTCGTCCCTGTGCCAGCGCGCTCATGCCATGGTCGAGTCGTATTGCCTCGTGCCTCGCCTGCCGGTCGTCCACGACTTCCGGGGTGGCTCCGTCACGGGAGAGCAGCACACGTGGCGCTATCCCGTGGGCCCGGTCGATGTAGGCCAGCGCAAGGTGTGGCCCTACCACTGGCCAATCACCGAGATGACCGACTTCAAGATCAAGGTCACCAACACCCAGTACGTCGAGATCGCGGCGTCGGAACTGTTCATCAACAACAGCGCCCGATACGTCGAGGTCGTCAGCCTCGCCATCACCAGCCATGGGCTCTTCCAAGCCCTCGTCGTGCCCAACATCGGGTTGGCCACGCCGGTCTGCGAGATCGCCTACGACTACGGCTTCTCGTTCGACGAGACCGAAGAACGCCTGATGTTCAGCGACGGCTTCACGTGGCGGGCCCAGCACCAGTGGTGGAAGACCGATCCGGCGCCGGTCGTGAAGAAGAACGGCTCGACCCTTGTCGAGGGCCTCGCCAACGATTACACCATCGACTACGACGAGGGCACGGTCGTCCTCAACGATGGCAAGGACGCCGCCGCCACCGACCTCGTGACGGCCACCTACACGCATACGCTGCCCGGCGAGATCCGCGACGCCATGGGCTACATCGTGGCCTCGATGCATGCTGAGACCGAGCACCACCAGCGGGGCATGGGCCACCTCCGTCGGCTGTCCATCGAAGAGGTAGCGATGGAGCGCCAGCGCGAAGACCCACGGCTGGCACACGCGAGCCTCGAAGAGGTCTCCCCCGAGGCGGCGGCGCTGCTGGCCTCCTATCGCTTCGACGGGGTGACCGTCAGATGACGCTGATCTCCGATCGCCAGATGGCCGCCATCAGGGACCTTGCCAAGAAGGGCATGGTCACGTCCGTCGACATCTATCGGCGGGACGCCACCGTGCCCACCGGGTCGGACGACTACGGCGACAACGTGGAGTACAACCAGACGTCCGAGAGCCGCCGCACGACCGTGCAGGGCTGGCTCTACACGGTTCCGGCGACGGAGCCGGGGGTGAACGTCGGAGCAGTGGTCACGACCCAGACATGGGCCCTGCGGGTGCCCGTGGGTACGGAGGTCGCCGTGGGCGACAGGGTCGTCGTGGGCTCGGATGACTTCTATGTCACCGGGCTCGACGACGTGAAGACGTTGGTGCCCTACATCACATGCAACCTGAGAAGGCGGCTCGGATGATCGACTTCAGCCTCCTTCAGAACGCGATCCATGAGGCCGTCTCACTCGGTCTTGGCGAAGGTGCCGAGATCGTGGCCAAGGCCGCGAGGGCGAAGGCTCCGGTCCGCCGGATCTTCTCCAACCGTGGCCCCGAGATCGGTCTCAAGACGGCTGGCGAGATGGAGGCTGACAAGGATGTCCGCGCCTCACTCGGGTTGTCGGTAGAGGGAAGCCGGAACAATCCGGCCCCCACCATCGTCCGGGGGCGCGTCCCGCCCCGGCGCTGGAGCGACCGGCGGTTGGCACAGGCAGACAAGTTGCTGGCCGATAGGGACGCTGTCATGGCTCGGTACTGGTCCGGCAAGGACCCCGCGTCAGCCTCGAACCCTTCGAGGTTGAAGGCGTTCCATGCCGCCCAGATCCCGTGGCGGACAGCACTGAGCGCACGAGGTGCCTACGAGGTCAGGACCCGGCGAGCCGTGGGAAGGTTCGGCGGGCACAGGACCATCGGGGGCACCCTACGTGACTCGATCAGGGCCGAACTGCCGACCCGTCGGGGAGGCAAGTCGACCGCGTGGGTGATCGCTACTGCTCCGTACGCGAAGTACATGGAATACGGCACGGTCCATGCCGCCGCCCATCCATTCCTTCGTCCGGCTGCAGCAGAGAGCCAGCAGAAAGTCGCCAACGTCGTTGGCGAATGGGTCAGGTACGCAGCGACCTCTCGTGCCAGCGCAGGCAAGTACGAGATCGAGGTCGTGGTGCCGATCTAAGGGGTGCGTGAATGAGTACCGTTGCCCCAGTCAAACGAGCCATCGTGCAGGCCATGAGAGCGTCTGCCCCCCTCGGGGCCGCCATCGCAGGCGGCATCAACGAAGGGATGGCTCCCCGCAGGGTGAGATACCCGTTCGTCGTGTACCAGTTGGTCTCGTCGGTGCGTGAGCACCAGTTCGATGGCCAGCAGATCCACTCGGCGTGGGACATCTCGGTCTACGCGGAGAACCCCGTCGACGCCAATACCGTCGACGCGCTCATCATCACGGCCTTGGATGACCAAGATATCGCCGTGGATGGGCAGACCACCATGCTGTGTCGTCGTGTCGCCGATCTGCCAACGGGGCCAGATGTCGACTCTGAGGGACGCCGCATCTGGCAAGCCGGTGGCACGTACTCCGTCTGGACGGACCTGTAGCGATGGCTACCCCGAACGTCCTGCACGGCAAGAACGGTGCTATCTACGTCGACGGGCAGAAGATCGCCGACAAGGTCCAATGGTCGCTCAACATGTCCCGCGACTACGCCGATGTCACCACGTTCCGTGATGGCAACAAGGTGTACGCCGCTGGGCTCAGGGACGTCCAAGGCTCGTTCTCTGGTCTCTACAACACAGCCGGTGACCTCTCCATCAGCAAGGCTGATGGAACGGCTTACACGGTGCAGTTGTGGGCCGATGACGGCGTGACCAAGGTCGGTGAAGGCCCTGCCTATCTCGACGCATCTGTCACCGCTTCGGCTACCGACGCCGTCCGCGTACAAGGCAACTTCCGGGCTGCCGGGACGTGGACGATCACTTGATGGGGCACCAAAGGGAACTGAGTTATGGCTGGCAGTGGAACCAAACTGCATGGCAAGAACGGCGCGATCTATCTTGACGGCCCCAAGGGGACCGGCACGAAGGTCACGAACAAGACGGAGTGGACCCTCAACCTCTCCCGCGACTACGTCGACGCGACCGTCTTCGGCGATGTGAACAAGACCTACCTCGTGGGTCTCAAGGACATTCAGGGGACCTTCGCAGGCCTTCTCGATGTCAGCGGTGACTATCAGGTCAACGCCGCGTCTTCCGACGCGATCAACATCTACCTGTACGCGGACGACGGTGCTTCGCCTGTCCTCGTGGCCTACGGCCCCGGGCTCATGGACGCGAGCATCACCGCCAGCAACACCGACGCGATCAAGACGACCGGGAACTTCCGTGCGTCCGGCGCGTGGACCGTCTTCTCGGACGGCACCCTCTAGCAGAGGCCTAACCCTCAATCCGTGACATCGACCGAGTGGAGGGGCTGATAGGCCTCTCCCGGCTGTGACCCTCCACTCGGAAGGAGATGGCGAATGCCTTACTTGTTCAAGGCCATCAGATCGGGCGCCGATATGAAGCCCGCTGGTGTCGTGGACATCGCATTCCTCGGCGGCAAAGTCGGGGATATCGCGAGTTGGACGCTGACTCGGCGCGGGGACGAAGGCCCCGACGCGGACCTTTACGACCTCCGCGCCGTGTTCGCATATGTGGCTGAAGCGCTCTGGGACGATCCCGACTATGAGAAGCGGGTGACCCTATCGCTCAACCCGAAGAAGCAGTACAGGCTGCAGCAGGCCGAAGGTTTCCGTACGGTGCGGAGCGGTCGCAGTCTACTGATGGAAGGAGTAACTATCCATGCCGTTGACGGCTGAACCAAAGACACGCACGGTCGAGATCCGAGGCTATCGGTTCAAGATCCGCGAACTCACGATCGGTGAGTACGACGAACTCGAAGAGAAGGCCACCACCAAGCGCCCCAACCCGGTCAACGCCGATGGGCCGCAGATCGACGTCACCGACCGTTCGCAGTTGCTGCGGATGATGGTCATCAAGGCCGTGGTCGAGCCCCACCTGACACCCGGCAAACTTGCTGAACTCCCCCTGCGCGTGGCGCTCGGCCTCAACGACGTGGTCAACGGGATGCACTTTCCAGATGAGGATGGCGCGAAGGCAGATCTTGTCGAGATCGACCCTGAGGACGCGGAGGATGAAGAGGACGAGAAGGAAGAGAGCCCGGGGGAAGGTTGACCACCAGTGAGGTCATCATGATGCTGGCTCGCCGGTACTCGCGATGGCCCCATGAGGTGGCGGCACTCCCGATGAGTTACTACATCTCCTTGCGAGACGACTTCATCCGAGAGAAGATGGCAGAGCGACGTGCCCTCGCACGGGCGAAGGGCGACGACGATGATGTCATCGAGTTTGACGCTAAGGCAGCCGCATCGGGTCATCTGGCCAGCACGGTCAATGAGGCACTCGATCGGAAGGCCGGTGTGGAAGCAGACGCAAAGGTAGTCTGACCCATGGCAGCCTCGAACTCTGTCGCCGACATCGGCGTCAAACTCACCGCTGACACCACGGCATTCGATACCGCTATCGAGCGGTCCAGCCGCAAACTGTCCGCTCTCAGAGGCACGACGAGTGCCTCTGGGAAGGGCAGGGGCGCGGCTCGCGGTACGACCGTGGCGGGCGCCTCCGACGGTGACAGTCGCTACGCCGTCAAGGGTGAGGTGACCTTCACCAAGGCGCAGGCCACGCGTGCGTTCAAGGTGGCCACCGAGGGGCTGGTCGCCAGCGTCCCGATGAAGATCACCCGGTCCTCCATCGCCGAGGCGAAGGCCGCCATCCTCTCGGGCATCGGAACGGTGCCGGTCACCATCGCGCCGAAGTTCGCCGAGAAGGGCAGCGGCAGCATCACCCAGACCATGGGCGCGGTGCTGGCGATGCAGTACGGCATCACCCAGACACAGGGCCGGGCGCTCTTCAAGGAGACAGCCTCCAAGGCCATGCCCGGCGGCCCCCCGAAGGGACTGGCCTCGGGCGGTCCCGTCTCGGCCATGACCCCGGTCGTCGTCGGCGAGCGACGGCCCGAGGTCTTCGTGCCCAAGGTCAATGGGCGCATCCTGCCCAACGCCGACAACTTCCGCCGCGAGATCCGCAACCTCGACTCCTTGGAGCGTGAGATCTCCCAGCGCCAGCACCGCATCAAGCAGTCGCTGCAGGATGTGCCACATGCGATGCGTGGTCGTGGTGTGCGTGGTTACGGCGGCAAACTGGGAGTCCAGCCGGGTCCATCTTCATCCGCTGTCGCGGAACCCGGCTGGCTCTATCACGCTACCGACAACCTCGACGCGATCCGTGGGCGCGTCCCGGGGTCGAGCCCGGGGGTCAGGCCCCTGACAGAAAGCATCTTCAGCCCGCCTTCTTCTTTCTGGGCCACCTCTCCGGCTCCCAACTATGGCGGGTCCCTCGTCCGTGCCCCGTTCATCAGGCCCGCGCCCGGCAGGCCAGCCCTCGGCGGCTTCGAGTCCACCGGTGATATCCGCTACGGCGTGAGGGGTGCGCCGTATTCCGAGGTGTTCCAGTCGGAGGACGTGGTTCCGCGCTCTGCTCTCCAGTATTGGGGCGAGGATGAGCGGTGGCACGGCTTCCGCAAGGGCAGGACGAGGACCCGGCCACCGCTGGTGAGGCGACAGGATGGCGGTCCCATCTACGCCATGGCTGGCACTCGCCCGATGAAGGAGGGCGATCTCCACAAGAAGTGGCCCTACCGTCGGCAGCGCAATACCATCGAGCAGTTCATCCAGAACCGGGCTCCGCAGAACAACCTCGACTTCCGAGACTGGTACGCCATCGCACAGGCGCAGGCCCGTGGCGACATGGCCGACTTCGGATATCAGGGCGATCCCGACATCGGCCTGTTGGCAGCCGCGAACCTCTCGCCGGGCATGGCGTGGCCGAACAACCGGGCGCTCTTCCGGCAGTTGCTACAGGGTGTGCCTCCGGGTCAGATGTCCGCCTCTGGGTTCGTGCCGGGCTTTGGTGATGTCGGTGGCGGTGTATCACGTGGCCGGGGTCCGTTCCGGCGGGCCGAGAAGGTGCTCCGCGCCCGCACGCTGCAGGAGGCGTTGCGCCTCTCGACGGGCCCCAAGGTCCATCCCTTCGGCCTGAACCTCACCGGCCTCGATCCGACGGCGGGCACGTACGACGCCCGCATGTTCCAGATCGCCACGAACGACCAGCAGATCGTTCGCATGAGCAAGGGCGTGCCGAAGATCGGTGTCATCGGGGGCGTCAGCGAGGGACCGTTCCGCCGCGACACCATCAAGGCCTACGAGTCGCTGTTCCGCAAGTACGGCGACCAGTTGGGCGCTCGCAACATCTCGGAGTTCCAAGCCATCCTCTGGTCCTCCAAGGGCCGGGGTGCTGATCTGGGGGATGACTGGGCCCGCTCCCCCTCGGGTATCGTCATCCCCCGCCACCCCGGTATCGCCGTCCCGGTCATGCGTATGGCCGGTGGCCCGGTGGACCTCGCCCGCGACTGGCGTAAGGAGGATTGGCGCAGGGCTTTCAGGCCCGAACAGGTCCCCACCCAGAACCTCATGCGGTTCATGCATGTCGACCGCGAGGTCACCCCTAAGCCCGGCGGCGGACGTTGGTATCTCGATGAACTGACCGAGAAGATCGGATCTGAGGGGTTCCTCGAAGACTTTCCCCTGAAGTTCTACTACGACCCTGACGCCCACAAGGGCTTGCTCGGCGATGGCAACCACCGGTTCGCTGCTGCTGCCCGCCTGAGCCTTCCGACGGTGCCGGTCGACGTCTACAACATGCGTGGTTCGGCGGGGACGACGGGCAAGACCCCGTACAAGTCGCTCCTCGGCCCGAAGACCACTTTCCCCGACGAGTTCGGCTACATCCCTGAGAACCTCCCGGCTTCATGGATCGGGCTCCAGCGCCCCGAGGACTCCGAATATCACATCCAGAGGTTCCTGAAGCGTCGCGAACAGTACCTCCGCGAACTCCCGCGCAAGGGCATGGGCGGCTTCGCTCATGCCCAGCACGGGGTGAAGTTCAGCCTTCGCGACATGCGTTCGGGCCTTGGCCGCCGCACCCGTGACACGTTGGAAGACCTCTTGGCCTCGTTCCCGATCATCGGCACGAAGGTCGACAACCCTGACCCGCAGTTCGGTATACCGGGCTTCCCGTCGTTGGGGAGGGTGGGTGTCGACTGGACACCGTCTAACGCCCTCGCTTACTACGGGCGTCCCGGGCAAGTCTCTTCACCGGGTTCTCAGGGGTACGGTCGGCACTTCGAGCCGGGCCACATCATGATGTCGGGCTACTACAGCGGCAAGAAGTGGGCCAAGACGAACCCGCCGCGCCAGTGGGCGCCTTCGACGTACTCGGACAAGACCTACGATCGCAGCGGGCGCATGATCGTTCACGGGGAAGAGCAGACCAACTTCCACACCCTCCATGGCAGGAACATCGAGGGCGTCGCGGCACACGAGTTCGGGCATGCTGCCGAGCGGTTCATCATGGGCACTTTCCCACCGGCCACGTCGATCGGCATGTCCTACGAACGCCTGCGCGATGACCTGATGGGGTCGTCTCGGATGGTGTACGACACCAAGAACTTCCGCGACCGCGAGATCTTCCGGCAGGGAACCGCCAAGTCGGTCTCTGGATACGGCGGGAGCGATGCAGAGGAGGCCTTCGCGGAACTCTTCGCCGAGCGCTTCCTTGGTGGAACTGGTGCTGGTTGGGGCATGAAGCCCGGGCCGATGTCCCAGATGGACAACATCCAGAAGCAACTGGCCTCGTTCCGGTCGATCGATGACCTCGACGGCTACATCAACAACGCCCGGGCTCGGCGCAGTGAGCACCTCACTTCTGGCGGCATCATCGATATGGACCGCTTGCGAGAGGCGATCGGCATCCGCCACGCAGGCGTGGGCTCGCGGGCCCTGAAGGACACGCTGGCGAAGTACTACCGTAATGAGCCAGCCGGTGGTACATACCCGGTCGCTGACCTCCCGGTCCCCACCAAGGGCTACGCCGTGGGCATCCCGCAGTTGCTCGGTGGGGCGTCCATCCCGGTCCAACTCGATCCCAACAACCTCACCACCAAGGGCGTGCGCGAGTTCATCACCGCCTTCCGCACCCAGCAGGGCATGGGTGCTCCCTACGTGGGCACGTGGCTGAACCCCGGCGGCATCATCGATGTCGACCCCTCGACGGTCGTCCACACCCGGCGTGCCGCAGAGATGATCCTGCGTGCCGGTGGCGAGCACGCGGCCTTCGACCTTGGGCGCTTCGACGAGGTGTGGAGCAGCCACAGCGATCGTGGTGTGGGTGGCAAGAACCCTGAACTCATCGCCAATCCGCGTCACTCACGGGCCACGCCCGAGCGCATCCTCGATGCCATCTATGAGGGCCGCGCCAAGGGCGGCAAGAGCCCCCACGGCCTCTACATCGTCGGCGAGATCGGCAAGGAACTCTTCGTCCCTGACGAGATGTCCGAGGCCATTCCCAAGAAGGTCATGGATCAGATCCCCAAGGCCGCAGGCGGCACTCGGGTCATCGGTCAGAAGCGCAACGAACTCTTCGCGCCGCCGTCCGACGGCTGGATCATCCCCAACCGCCTGCTCGATCAGGTCCCGCACCTCATGCCACGTGTCGATGGTGGCCCGGTCGATGAGTGGGCTGGCACGCCGTGGGCGAGCCGCTCTGCGGGCGATCCCCCCAACAACTTCGAGCGTCTGCTAGCGGAAGCACGAGACAAGCGCACAGGGCCGTTCGCTGATCCCAACGCTGGCCAGCGGGCTGGCGGGCCTCAGGGCCAAGGCCTCTTGGGCACGCCGAAGTACTACCGGGGGCAGTTGTTCGACCAGTCGCGTGCGAACTACTGGCGTGCTCCGACTGCGATCGATGCCATCCACGAGGCCCCGCTGACGCGTGGTGTGGGGACCGACATCGTGGGCTTGGGCGAGGTCCCGACGACGTGGACGCCCGGCGAGTTCTACCGGGGCGGGACGCGCCCGTTCTCGTCGGACGATTGGTCTCCCGGCGCGAACCCGTTGATCGGCAGCCGTGGTGCGAGTGGTCCGCTCGGCTCGCGCATGGGCCTGACCAGTGGGACCGGCGGCATGCTCCCCTACGCCACTGGGCTTGGCGCTGGCGTACCGGAGCCGCGAGACATGTTCCCCGTGGCCCCTCGTTCGTCGGTGGCCGGGGCCGAGGGCGCTTACGGGACGCCGTACCAGTCGCCTGTGACGATGCCGGGTGCCGCCAAGCCTGCCGACATGAAGGACTTCTCGTTCGACAACGTCCGAGTGGTCAACATCGAAGCCGGTCAGGCCAGCGTCGAGTCGCGACAGGCTGGGACGGGAGCCGGTTCGCAGCGGGCTGGTGATGGGTCCGGGCTGTCGCAGCCATTCGGCGACTCAGCCGCCATGGCCGAGGGCGCGCAGACGTACAGCAACATCCTCGATGACATGAAGCGTGGCGGCACCGAGTGGCAGCAGCGCCTGTCCTCCCGTACACCTCGTGGTGGTATCGCTTATCAGGTCTCCGAGACCGTCGGTGGTGGGGCGCGGCTGAAGAAGTTGCAGCGCCAGTTGCAACTCGAACTGCGAGCCCTCGACCAGATGGTCGAAGGTCCGAGGGGCGAATACACCACTGAGCAGAAGCAGGAGCGCCGGGCATTGGCCGGTGCGTATGTCGAGTATCCCGAACGGCTGGAAGCGGCCCAGCAGATCATCGACCCGAAGGACCGGCAGCGGGCGATCGACGACCTTGAGGCCACTCGCAAGCGAGCGAAGGATGTGCTCGGCGAAGGCACGCTGAAGCAGTGGGACAAGGCACAGGGCACGCTGAAGAAGTTGGACATCGGCTTCGGCTCGGTCGTGCGCCAGATGGGTTCGGTCATCGCCGGTATCGGCATCTACGGCGTAGCGATGTCGGCCTTCGGCTCGGTGATGCAGGCCGGGATGCCAGCGATCAAGACGTGGATCGACGGGATGCGGGGATGGCAGGCGACGGCCTCCACCCTGACGACCCAACTGGGTGAGCAGACCAAGCAGCAGTGGGGCAACGTCGATGCCGTGATGGCCATGAAGTCCGCGCAGGCGGGCCTTTCTGGCGAGACATCGGCATACATGCAGGCCATCCTCGGACCTGTCGCTGCGGTGAAGGCCGGAGCCAAGGCCATGGGCGAGACCGAGGAGTTGTTCAAGGCGGCCTCGTATTCGTCCGAGCGACCGTCGGTCGAGGGCCTGTATGGCGGCTACGGCGGCCTCATGGGCGGCGGCATCCTCGCCGAGATGCTCGGCGGCGGCAAGGGCTTCAGCGAGACGATGAGGGGCACCTTCGCCAATATTCGCGGGTCCGCGAATGGCCCGATGCCCGGGCTCGACGTCTCTCCGATCGAGGGCGCCGCCAAGTACGTGGCCGGGAAGTTCGGCTTTGGCGACGACGAGTTCACGAGGCTCATCGACTCCCTGACCAAGGCCGGGACGGGCTATGAAGACCTCCTGACGTCCTCCATGGACGCGTGGATGGGTGTGGGCTCTATCGAGTCCTTGACGCGAGGGGCTGGCCTGAGCCTCGATGACATCGAGAGGGTCACCGGGACGCGGTATGGGCTCGGCGACACGCCATCCTTCGAGGATCTCAAGGCCATCGACGCTGCGGTCGGTCAGCGTCCGGGCGCGGGCGAGGCCGTCGGGCCGGAGTGGGGTTTCTTCGGCAAGCAGTTGAACTCATTGGCCAACGCCTTCGACGACACCCTCGGGGATGCCGGGCTGTACGACCGCAGCAAGCCCCGGCGCGAGGCCGCGATCGCCCGTGGTGAATACCTCCAGAAGCCATTCGAGGAGCGCATCGCTGAGTCCCTTGGCCTCGGCGAGAACCGCAGCGTCAATGCCGGGCTGAATGCCGGGCAGATCGAGCGTCGCAACTTGGCACTGGGCGACATCAAGGAAGCCGAGGATCGTGGCTACGAAGCGGTAGGCCTCATCGCTAACGCCACGTGGGAGGTGACCGGCAACCAAGAGAAACTGATGAAGGGCTTCATGACCGCGTGGGAGGCCGGGGACTGGGACGGAGTCCTACGGGTGGTCGAGGACGGCATCGTTCCCATGGTCAATGGCACGGTCGCCACGATGGAGGAGTACGAGAAGATCCTCCAGCAGACCGCTGTCGGCAAGACCATCGTAGATCCCAATGTGTGGGCGGGCATCAACAAGCGCCAACTGACGGCCCAGTACGAGCAGACCCGGCTCTCCTCCGAGCGCCAGTTCGGCCTGACCGAGTTTGCGGTCTCGCAGCAGCAAGTCACGGCCCCGCTCATCAGGCCGGGTGCGGCGTTCTTCGGCGGGACGGATGTCGCGTCGGTGCAGGCGGCTGGCGGCGGTTCGGCGTCTGCCGAGATCTCCACCCTGCTCGGTGATGCTCAGAAGGCACAGCAACAGGTCCGAGACTTGGCCAAGGAAGGCTGGAAGGACATGCTGGCCGATGTCGAGGCGTACGCCCCCGACATGGTCGGCGACTTCAACAAACTCAAGTCAGCGGCGATGGCGTCGCAGTCCGCCATCAAGCAGACCACCACGCGCATGGCGGTCCTGCAGCAGGAGGCCAATCAGGCCAACTGGGACAACCAGATCCGCATCGCCCAGCGTTCGCTCGGTGATGCCATCGGCATGCTGGGACAGGTCGGCGGCACCCGCCTCGGCTACCTCCAGCGCGAGCAGTTCCTTGCCGGACGAGCCAGCCAGAGCCTCGGGCTTGCGGCCCAGAAGATCTCGCTCGTGTCGCAGGAACTGTCGTTGGCACTGCAGAAGCGGCAGATCGCCACGCAGTTGGCGGTGGCCCAGTTCCAAGCCCCCGGCGAGACGGGCGAGGAGCGCTACGCCCGCCAGCGCGAGGCCATCATCCGCGCTGGCATCCAGCGAAGACAGGTCGGCCTGCAGGAGCAGGGCCTCGGCATCAGCAAGCAGCAGTACGGGATCGCGGAGCGCCAGTTCGTGCTCGCCGGTCAGTTGTGGGCCGAGAACGCCAAGCGTGCTGCGGTGGACGCCCAACTGTCCATCGACGTGATGCGGAAGTCACGCAAGGCAGAGTCGTTCGCGATCGCGGCGCAGGCGCGTATCGCTGCCGAGTCTCAGGTCGCCGCCAACGTGATGCGGAAGATCAACATCATCACTGGGCGCGCCAACGCGAACTTCAGTCAGGCCTTGGGCACCGCAGCGTCCAACGTGGGCCAGTTCTCCGGCGATGTCGAGGCGGCCTCCGGCATCATCCTCAACATGCTGCAAGCAGCCGGGCAAACCGACTATGTCGACCGGCGGCGCCGACAGGAGGCCGAGGAGCACCGGCCCGGGCGCAAGCGCGCTGCGGGCTTCCTTGGCACCGTCGACGGCGAGACCACGATGACCATGGGCGAGGCTGGGGCTGAGACCGTGGCCATCCTCCGCAACCCGCGTCGGGCCCTGATGTCCGGTGGGGGCGGTGGGGGCGGCGGGCCGATCAACCTGACCATCAACCTCAACAACCCCTCAGTCCGCTCGGACGGCGATGCGGCACGCCTTGCGAAGAACGTGGCGCACGAAGTCGAGCGCGTCCTCTCTCGCAAGGGCCAGTTGCTGGGTCTCCGAGCACCGGGGTACTAGCCTGTGGGAACCCCCACCCGCTCGACCATCACCATCCGGGTCGCAGGGGGAGACATCAGCAAGGACGTCATCTACGCCGAGACATCGTTCACGTCTTCGGCGATGGCCCAGCCCGGGACGTGCAACATCGGCGTTCGCGATCCGAATGACGCGTACGACTTCACCGAGGGCGCCATCGTCCAGTTGCTCATCGACGGCACCATGCGGTGGCAGGGGTACGCCTTCGATGTCGAGATGGGCTACGTCATCGAGGACGACGAGGCATACCGGCGCTGGACCCTGTCGGGTGTGGACCTCAACATCCTCTTGGACAAGTTGATCCTCTACAACCGCTCGTACCCCACGCGCTACCCCGACGGCGGTGGGGCGTTCAAGCGCAAGCGCGTGACCGAGGACGGGCAGAAGTATGGCTGGCAAGTGGTCGTGCCCCGGTACACGAACGACGGCTACTACATCAAGCACATCCTCGATGACACCGACCTTGACCGTGTGAGCCCGGCCATCACCTACAAGGGAGCCGGGGCGCGGATCGAGAACGTGGGCATGATCAGCGTCGATGGACCCATCACGCCGCCGTCCTCAGGCGCTCCGATCAGGAGCGTCCTCGCTGATGTCTCCAAGCGTGTCGATGCCAGCCTGCCGGGATCGACCATCTGGTACATCAGCCCGGATGGATACCTCGTGTATGGGCCGCAGGACACGAACTACGCGCCCTTCTGGGTAGGCGACGGCGATCCGTCCTCCTACATCGGCGGCGTGCAGGGTGAGAACGTGCGGTCGCTGCGACTATCCAAGGGCATCAGCAGCATCAAGAACGACGTCATCATCTGGGCCGGAGACCTCAATCCGCAGCCCAAGTCTCGGCAGCAGAAACTGCTCTACCGGCACAAGGTCAACCAGTCGTCGGTCGACACCTACGGTCGCTTCCAGTACAGCGAGATCGTCAACGGACGCTGGACGCAGGCAGCGCTCAATGCTCGTGCCAACCGCGTCGTCAACCAAGAGGGCGTGCCCTCCGGCACGGTGTCCTTCATCACCTACCGTCCCGGGCTCTACCCGGGCCAGATCATCTGGGTCTGGTCATCGGCCCACGGCATCACCGAGAACTATCCGATCAGGACCATCTCTTACCGCTTCCCGCTGCCCGACATCGTGGAGTATCAGGTGTCCTGCTCCTACGACACGCAGGACCCGTGGGGTCTGCTGATGGCACTGAAGCAGCCAGCAGGACGCGGGCTCACGCGACCGACCTTCAACGTCATCGACCTCCGCAAGAACGACGGCGGGACCATCCCGTCGCCGGACCGGTACGACCTAATCAAGGAGTTCCCGCGCTCTCTCGGCGACCGCCGGTACGCCACGACGTACGCCTACATCCGTGACTCCATGACCGTGTACGTCGGCAGGCGGCGGCGGGTCTCGCTGGAGGACCCGCAGGCTGGCACCACGGGCTTCTACCAGTCCGACCCCAGCGAGGGCAAGTTCAGGATCGCCGAGGCTGCGGCTGGCAACGAGACGGTGTACGTGGAGTACCACTTCAACGCCGAGATCGACTGATGACGACAGTCGTCAAGACGTTCACGTGGGACTCCACGATCGAGTCCTTCGTCACGACCGCCACGACCGGGGCAGGCAACTACACTGCCGAGCGCGACAGCGGCAACGGAGACCCCTCTGCCGGGTCGCTCCATGCGTGGTGCCTTGGCCGCAAGGACGAGGTCAATGGTGTCTTCGACCTGACCGGCATCAACTGGGAAGACCTCGGGGTCCCCGCCGGGCGCCCGGTGATCGCCGTTCAGGTCACCGATATCCGTACCCGCTACGGCTTGGTCTACGACAACGTCCCCGATACGTTCGGGCCGGTCACGGTCCATCTCTACGCTGGCGGCACCACGACCGAGGTCGGTGGTGCGGCACCATTCACCCGAGGCTCGTCCTCGTCGGCTGACGGCTCATGGCAGTCGGGCTCCGGCACCCAACTCCCGGTCAACGCCTCATACCAGTCGAGTACCCAGAGCCTTGAGATCCAGATCGACGCCCATGCGTTGGCTGGGAACAACGGCTCGGCTGCGGCTGGTGTCCATGTCGACACCCTCCAGTTCACCATCACTTATGTCGGCACCGAGACCGGCTCGTTCACTGCCGATGCGGTCATCGCGGCCCCGATGGCCGGGTCGTTCACGCTCGACGCGGTGCGGCGTGAGCCCGGTGGCTCGTTCACTGCTGATGCAGCCTTGTTCGAGGAGCGGGCGGGCTCGTTCACTGTAGACGCGGCCTTCTCCCTGCACGTCGAGGACACCTTCACGGTCTATGCCGAGAAGGCCAACGGCGGCGACTTCTCGATCGACGCCACTATCTTCGCGACCGTCACCGGACAGGTCTTCACGGGCGGTGCCCCGATCACCGTCGGCAGCGTGTCGGGGACCGGCGCATTCATCTCCAACCCGTCGTGGACACATAGCCCGACAGCCGACGACAAGGCTCTCGTCGTCCTGATCGGCTCATCCGATGGCGTCGCGACCTCGGTCACCTACGGCAACAAGCCGATGACCAAGCGTGTGGGCCTGCATCCCGGTAGCGCCACTGGTTGGGACGATACCGAGATCTGGACGCTCGAAGACTTGAGCGGGCGAGACGACGACGTCATCCGGGTGACCGACACCAACACCGCGACCGTGTCGCTGATGCTCAGGACGACCGATGCTGTCGAGTTCGTGGACTGGCAGACCACGGACTACGTGTCCCGCCCCAACGGGACGGTGTTGCGACAGACGTACGTGGACGACGGCTACCCGTTCACGTCGTTCGTCACCATGATGTACGACCGGTACTACTACAACTACCTCGTCCCGGCTCGCTCGGCGATCTCGCCGCACGACTACCCCACCATCCATGCCAGCAAGGGCGACCTCAATCAGGGCTTCCGCTTCGGTTCCTTCCAAGGGTTGGACGTCGGCATCGTCGCGAACGACTCATCATCGCGATCGGGGCTGGTCTCGATCCACCAGAAGGGCGCGGGCGTCCTCTCCGACGGGTTGCGGGTCGACGCCATCATCGCGCCGCGTCGCTTCTCGGCGGATGCGCTCATCTTGGGGTCGGGCGGTGACTACACCTTCACGGCTGCTGCGGTCATCCAGATCGCTCAGGACACGCTCTGGCTGCGGCAGTTGGCATCGTCCGATACCCCGTACACCTACGCGATGTGCGGTGCCGGGACTGGGGACCCATGGGTCTCGCTCGCCGACGGCAGCGATATCCCGTGGTACGAGGAACATTGCTACCCGACCCGTGACGACACCACCTCGTTCGTCACCAAGACGGCCAACACGGTGGCCGGTCCGACCAACGGCATCATGTTCGGATCGAACGACGTCTTCTGCTCGCCGGGCTTCAACGGTGACAGAACGATCAGTGGGCAGATCACGATCAACATCTGGGCTGCAGAGAGCGCTGTCGGAGCGAACGCCGCTTTGAACGTCGCCTTCTACAAGCGCACGCCCACTGGCGCCGTCACGCTCCTCGGCAAGACGTCGCGCACGACAGAACTGACGACGTCGCCTGCGGCGGTGAACTTCACCTACACCCCACCGTCGGCATGGGAGTTCGAGAGTGGCGATCGCCTGATGGTCGTGCCCTTCATCTCCGACGGCGGCGGCACGATGGCGGCTGGCAACACGGCCTCCATCTACTACAACACGAGCACACCATCGGGGCAGGGTGACTCGTGGATCCAGTCCAGCGACGTCGTCAACTTCTTCCTCGAAGAGGACTACGGGGAGTACTGGTACGCCAACCACCGCCAACTCCTCGAATACCTCCATGGTCCGAACGAGTCGGTCCGCGCCTGCATGATGTACGCCGACTTCGACACAGGTGTCGGCGTCTCCCGGGACACGGTCGATGGCTGGACAGAGCCGGTGGCGCTGGAGTGGCCGAGGACCGGCGAGGAGCCCATCTGGTATTCGCCAGCGATGACCGCCGAGGATGTCGTCGGCGACCTCGGCGGGATCACGATCACCGTCCACGCGGAAGACGACGGCGGCGGGATCGCGGGGAACAACGCCGCTCTCGGTGCCGAGATGGCACTCGTGGACAAGCACGGCAGCGTCATCGAGGTGCTGGGCTACGGCGTCAGCCGCTATGCCTTCAACACCGCCTACCGGGATACATACTGGGTCCATCTTCCCGTGCGTCAGACGGTAGTGCCGGTCGGCTCTCGGTTCAGGATGCGCCTGTTCCTCGATGATGCAGGCGGCGGTGGCGGCAGTGGAGCGATGATCTCTGGCGCCGAGGCGCGGCTCAACCTCTGCACCAATCAGGGTGACTTCTCGACGTCTGGGCTGTTCCCGTTGGTGTACCGCACGGCGATCCGGTTCATGCACTCGTATACGTTCTTCGGCGAGGCGACCATCACCACGATCTCCATCAACGGTGACGCGTTCACGGCTGATGCATGGATCAGGGACAGGAACGGCGGCTTCACCGCGAACGCGGTCATCCAGAAGACCCAGACGACCGGCATCTTCCTGCGGAAGCGGATCGAAACCCTCGACTCGATGCTGTTCATGGCGATGTCTGCCGACACGACGCACATCGCCGTCGCCAAGGGCGGGGAGATCTGGGTCTACCACGGCGACGAGTGGGAGACCAAGACCGTCATCGATGTCGCTAGCCTGACGAGTTGGGCCACCGGGCTGTCAGACATCAAGATCAGCAGTGACGGCAGCAAGGTGCTGGCCGGGTACTCCTATGCCAACACTGGGGTCAACCTTCAGAATGGCGAGATCGCGGTCTTCGACGGCACCGACTGGGCCACGGTCGATGTCAGGACGGAGACCACGCCGACTGACTACCGGCGGTTCGGCGCCAAGATCGCCATCTCGCGTGATGATCAGGTCATCGCGGTCTCCGGGCCCGGGAACAACTACTGGCCCTACGGCTACGTGTGGGCCTTCGACACGGTCTCGACTGATTGGGACACGCAGTACGGACCATGGAGTGGTGCCGAGGGCGACAACCTCGGGAAGGTGCTGGTCCTCAATGACGACGGCTCGCAGTTGTTCATGGGGAGCGAGGACTGGGACTCTGCTCGCGGCTGGTTCGACGTCGGGCAGGGCAAGATCCGGTACGGCACGAACTGGGCATCGCAGAAGACCGGCGCCCCGTTCTGGCCCTACCACGAGTACTCGTACTTCGGGGCATCCGAGTCGTGGCGGGCGTGCATCGACAACGACTACCCGTACGGCACGGTCTGGATCGGTCGGCAGGATGTTTCGTGGAATGAGAAGGGCTGGCAGAACAACAACGCGGTCTGGTACGAGCGCTGGGCGGGCGGCGCGGCGGTGTGGCCGACCACGTGGATCCAGTACAACCCGAACTTCTACGAGCGGATGCTTTACGGCGTCATCTCCGACGACTCCCGGCGCGCCTACTTCGCCGGGCACATCGACGACTCATCTCACGCCCCTGAGGGCTGGCCGGACGACCAGTACCGCGTCGTCCTGCTCGACTCCAGCAACCGCCTCATCGCCGAGGGCCCGTGGCTGGACTCGACCTTCGCCCTCTACAACCTCCAGATCGGATGGAGCGACTCCTCGGTCATCGCCGCCCACCTCTACAAGAGCGGCGGGACAGAGGTGCTCATCTACAAGTACGGCCAGTACTCGTTCACCGCCGATGCGGTCCTCCAGCCCGGCGGCCAGATCACCGTCGACGCCGTCATCGCCCAGTTCGGTGGTGAGTTCAGCGCTGATGCCATCGCCAAGGCCACCATCGAGGTCACTGCCCTCACGGCTGATGCGGTCATCACCGTCAGCGGGTTCACGGCATTCGGTGACTTCACCGCTGACGCCATCAGGACCGAGACCTTCGAGTTCGTCACCCTCACCGCTGATGCGGTCAAGGCCGGGGGCGAGACGACCGGCTCGTTCACCGCTGATGCGGTCAAGGCCGGGCTCCTGCCGATCGATGCCGTGGTCGAGGCATCCATCATGGCCTCCGCGACAGCGGACGCGTCCATCCAGCAGACCATCGAGGGGTCCTTCCTCGCCGACGCCACCATCACTACGTGGTACGTCAGGAAGGGGCTGGCGACCGTCGACGCGGTCATCAAGGTGCGGAAGGAGTCCTTCTACGTCGATGCGGTGACTGCGGAGGCGACCTTCCCGGGGCGCGGCTGGTTCGTCGCCAAGGCCACCGTACGCACCGAACGCACCGGCACGCTTGCGCTCGATGCGTTCAAGGCCCGTCCGGGCTTCAAGGTCGACGCCATCATCGGCACGAAGGTCGTGCGGCTCGGCGCGTTCATCGCCAAGGCGTGGATCGATCTGGACGAGCAGACCCGCTCCGACTACACCTTCATCGACGCCTACATCGACTCCTACTGGAGCGACTACACCTTCACCATCGACGCCGAGGTCGTGGGCACGCTGAAGGAGGCTTCCTTCTTTGCTGACGCGGACATCTCAGCCGTGGGAGAGATCCGTGGAATGTTCGCGGCCTCCGGTGTCCTCACCTCGACGCCCGAGCATGCGGTCGTGGTCTACGCCCAGATCGAGGAGCACCCGCCGATCCTCCTCGACGCCGTCATCGCGGGTATCGTCCACCTCGACGCGATCATCTATGGGGCCCCGGCTGGCTCCTTCACCGTGGACGCCCGGCTGGCCCACGAGGTGGTGATCGACGCCACCATCCTTGCCCCGGTCGCAGCGAGTTTCGGGGCCTCCTCGGTCTTCGCCGATGCTGCCGGTGATATCCGCCAGTTCAACCTCGACGCGGTGCTACAGGCCGTTGTAGACGGCGGTGGGTTGGAAGTGAACGCGGTCATCAATGGCGCCACCTCCTCCTTCGTCGTGGACGCTGTATTGAATGCTGGTATCACAGCGGACGCCTTCATCCAGCCATATTTCACCGCAAACGCTTACATCGAAACAACGAGCGTGGTCGTTTACCCGCCGAGCCAGAGTGGGACCGACGGCACGTCGACCGATGGCAGCACCTTCTCCAGCCCGACCGGGGACTTTGGGGCCGACGAGGTGGGCTCCACCATCACCATCAACGGTGTCGACTACACCATCGTCTCGGTCATCGATGAGCAGACCGTCACCGTCAGCGGTGGCAGCGTCGACTTCGGCGAGGGCGACCTCGACTGGTCGATCCCCTCGGGCGATGCGACGGACCCGGTAGGCGATGATCCGCCGGTCACGCGCACCTTCAAGGTCAAGATCGAATGGAAGCGACCCGGGCGCTTCGGGTCGTGGACCGACATGACCGGGGACGTCATCTTCGAGGGTGCCGAGTTCACCCAGACGGCCCGCGTCAGCCCGGGCACCTTCACCCTGCCGCTGAAGGGTGCGTTCAGCCAGTTCGTGGGCGGCGAGGACATCCGCGTGAGCGTCGATGACTTCGTCGTCTTCGGCGGCTTCGTGCAGGAGGTGGAGCGCGGGTACGTCTTCGAGGACGACCTGACCGATCCGACCACCACGCTCCACGGCACCGATTACAACATCGTCCTCGACTCCCGCCTCGTCTACAACGAGAACTGGGACATCAAGCAGGGCGGTTTGGGCAAGTACAAGAACATCAAACCCTTCGCCGAGGGCACCTCCGACCAAGAGATCATCCGCACGCTCGTCCAGAAGTACATGACTGCGCCGTGGCTGGACGACTTCAACTTCCAGACCTACGTGGACGCCATCGAGACCCCGGCCCCGTTCGGCAAGTGGACGATGCAGGCCGGGACGCAGATCCGACAGGTGCTCACCGAGATCAGCCGCATCACCGAGGGCGTGTGGACGGTCGACCCGTACAAGTTCCTCCAGTACCACGACCGAGGCATCGTCAACGCCCCCTATCCCATCACCGACGGTGACGGAGGTATCGCCTGCCGTGGGCTGAAGATCCGTTCCCGGGTCGATGTGATGGCCAACGACGTCTTCGTGTGGGGGACCGAGGCCTACGTCGAGGCCAGCGACGCCGAGATCATCTACCGACGCGAGACCGCCGACCGTGACTGGGACGTCGACTACTGGTCCTACCGGGTCAGTCGTACGGAGGAGCAGATCGCCACCCTCAAGGCCATCCCGTACAGCGAGCGGTCGAAGAAGCAGAAGACTCGGCTGGCGGCGTTGCGGAAGCGGCTGCCCATCGAGAAGCGCAAGTTGGCGGCGGCGCAAGCCGAGACCGAGGATGGGTCGGTCGAGGTCCACGGTCGCTGGCAACACGCCGAGTTCCGGCAGGACTTGCTCAAGCAATGGGCGGTGGACCGGCGTGCGCTGGCGATCATGAACCGCTACAGCCATCCGGTGGTGACCGGCGAGGCTACGGTCTTCGACCCCGGCTTCCAAGCCGGTCAGGTGGTGGAGGTCGTCTCCACCAAGCACGACGTGTCCGAGGAACTGGTCATCCGCTCGATGACCCTCGACTTCGCCGTGATGAAGGAGCCGGTGGGCGACGAGTACTTCGCGGTGCCACGCTACAAGTTGTCCTTCGGCCTCGACCCGGAGGACCCGTGGGATATCTACCAGTACCTCCCGTTCCCTGACGTCGACTCCAACCCCATCGGCCAGTACAACCCACCCCAATGGGTCTTCCCGCCGCCCGGCGACGGCGAGCAGGGAGGCGGCACAGCGCGGTTGTTCCTCGACAGTTTCGAGCGCACCTACTTCAGCGAGACCGACTTCGGTGTGGCCACGAGCCAGCGTGCAGAGTCCCGCTCATGGGTCGGGCAGGGCGCGTCGGCGGCGGACTTCTATGTCGTCGGCGCGGCGTGGCTACTGGCGACCCTGTCTGACAACAGCGGGCTCGTGAATGCTTACGACCCGTATAGCGGCTACGCCGTGATGCCGGTGACGGACCTCCCGGTGTACTCGATCGAGGCGGACCACACGGCTGCGGCCTATCAGGGTGAGGACATCTCCTACATCCCGCTGTCCGAGAACACCATCAGCCTGACCGAGCCCTCGGTGCTGGAGACCAAGGAACTAGAGTGGAAGATCCGCTTCCCGACCACGTTCGAGGGCCGAGCACCGGGACCCGTGATGCGCCACGATTACTCTGTCACTGGCTCTGGTCGCACCTACCTGACCCCGGGGCAGGCGGCGACCGGATGGTACGAGGGTGTAGAGGAGGCAGAGATCCATGCGAGATGCGACCAGTCGTGGTGGAAACTCACCTGTGTCGGCTGGGGCCGGGCACTGTTCGAGAACGGCGAGCAGCAGGAACTGGTCGACCTTGAGGCTGGCCACTGGTACAACGTCGTGATGACCTTCGGCGATGTCGTGCGCTGCAGCCTGTTCGCCGGGGAGGTGCTGCTGGCCACCATCATCGCGACCGGTGCTGGCAGCCCTCTGAGTGTGACCATCGGCGGGGCCATGGCCGCCGAGACCGACTACTCCCTGATGGCGCTGGAGTGGGAGGAGATCCTCATCGAAGAGGAACTCATCACCGAGTTCCGCACCATCGATGAGTACGACGTCGACACATCCGCCACGGCGTACGGCATCTACGAACTGAACTACGACTACATCCCCTACATCTACCCGTGGGCGTTGACCGGCGACTGGCCGGACATGTCCTACGACGGCTACTGGCACAACACCCATGGTTGGGTCCGAGACAACTCCGAGCCCACGCCTGATGTCTATCACGACAGCAACCCGTACACCTACGGTGGGGAGATGGTCCTGCGGGGCTCGTGGGCGACAGCGAACGGCTGGCCCGCCTTCGCGTACAGCCATTCGCTCTACGGCGTGTACCCGGACAGCCCGCTGGCCGAGGGCCTGAACCCCTACGTCGTCGACCCGACGGCGCCGTGGAACGCTGACGGCGTCGTGCGCCTCGTGTTCAAGTACGACGCGTGGGACAAGCCAGCCTCGGAACGCACCAACGCGGTCGAGGAGGTCTCTCCCGGCAACACGGTGCTGACCGGCATCCGCACCTACTTCCGGCGTACCGCGACCGAGGAGTACCCGGACGGTCGGTACGGTGAGATCGCCCTCATCCTGCCCAACCCCCTGACCGAGACACAGGTCGCTGATGACTGGGGTGAGGGACCGTACCCGAATGACAAGCCGATCCTGTCCATCCGCGAGCCCGGAGTGATGACGTGGGATACCGGCTCTGACGCCACGCGCTATCAGATCTTTGAGCCTGACACGACAGCGGTCTACGTCGACCGGGAGTGGGACAACGACGCGCTCTACGTCTTCGAGGCGTACTTCATCGGCGACACGATGCGGGCCCGCATCTACGAGGTGAACGAGGACCCACCCGAGTGGATGGTCGAGCACGAGGGCATGGGCGCGTATCAGCAGGAGCCCGTGTTGCCTGCTGATGTCAATCACCTCGGCGTGCGCTTCACGGTCCACAACTACGAGACCATGCGGGTGCAGGGCTTCTACTTCAGTCAGTCTCCCACCCCGGACGTCGACATCATCCCGGGCGAGGCTGACGTCGAGCCCGGCTGGAATACCGAGGTCACGCCGGTCACCAACGGCCAGTTCGTCATCTCGGCGACGCCGTCCCCGGGCTCGGTGAACGTCTACAACCCCGATGGAGAGATGCTGGCCTACGGCACCGAGTGGGACGAGGTCGGCGAGGACCCCACGACCTTCTGGGTCGACGGTGCGTACTCGTACGTGTCGGTGACGTACTTCATCGACACCCCGGAACTGGGCCAGCATGCCCCTGTGGCACGGGCGACACAGCGAGAAGCCGAGGAGAACCAGCCCCGTGGTTCCCAGACCGGGATGTACTAGACTGGCCTAGCAGCCGGGAGAGGCGCCCCTTCTATCGAGGTGCCAAGTGGATGCACTAACCAACCCGGCTTACCTTGTCTTCGCTGCGATCGCACCGATGCTGATCGCCCTCGTGAAGCAGAGCGGCCTCCCTATTCAGGCGAACGCCATCATCGCGGTCATCGGCTACATCGTGGTCGGTGTCGCGGGCGCGTTCATGTCAGGTGAGGAACTCACCCCCGAGAACCTCGTCTCCTTCATCACGGTGGCGACCGTCGTCGGAACCGCTGCCTACAACCTCCTGTGGTCGAACCTCGGCGTCAAGACCGAGTCCGACACCAGTGTGGAAGCGCGTCTCAACGACGCGACGTCTGTCATCAAGCCCAGCCCTGACGGAGGGCCGACCCCCGATGACGAGTGAGCCGGGATGCGTGGGTGTCCCGCCCACGCATTAGCGCTCAGGACTACGGCCTACCCCTCGGGTGTCCCAAGTGTGACTACCGCTGGCTGAAACTCCCCGGGCTGAAGACCCGTCTGTGCCCCGTGCATAAGACGGATCTGGTCTCGATGCGGAAGTCGTCCAGTGGGCAAGCCGAAGGACCCTGAGTACTGGAAGAAGTGGCGTGCCCAGCACCCGGAGTACCGGGAGCGAGAACGTCAGCGTATGAAGCGCAGGGAGCGGGGCGACCGGTCGGGTGAACACCGTCGGCGCGCCGCTCGTCTGCGTGCAAAGAGGGAGGCCGAGGTGCATCCTGCGCTCCAGACCCACCCGCTCCTCCGTTGCGCTCGCTGCATGGTGGCGTCAGTGATGAAGCAGGACGGGCGGCTGATGGTCTACGACGACGTCTTCGATGAGGCTGTGGCAGAGGCCCTTTACTCGTGGGCCCTCGGCGAGGATCCGATGGAAGGTGTCAGGCGCGTGCGGGCTGACAGGAAGAGATGGCGCGGCCTCCACCTGACCGGTCTACCAGTACTGTCGAGCAAACGTGACCCCAGAGAGCAGTAGCGCCAGCGTGTCCTTGCGGACGTAGTGTGGTCCTGCCGGGCGCTGGGCTGGGAAGGGGATCTCGTTCCTGAGGGCTCGCACGTTGAGCCATTCGGTCGTCTCATCCAGCGGCTCACCGAGCACGAGCACGCGATAGCAGACCTCGTAGGCACGGACGTTGGTGCGTCGCAGTTTGCGGAAGACCTTGCGCGTGCGGACCTTGCGCTGGTCGTCGGACATGTACTTCGCGAAGTCCGGGTGCCACTCCCGCGAGCCGTCTTCGGCGATCTGGCTGGAGTGGACCTTGGTCGGTGTCTGGGCGTCTTCCTTGCGCCACTCGGATGAGAACCATGTCACCCACTGGGCCAGTTCGTACATGGTGTCCTGATCGAAGTCAGCGGTCATAGGGACCCGATACGCTCGGCCTGCAGCCGCATGCCGTCGTAGCCCACGGAGAAGGCGTCGACCGCGATGTCGGAGTTGATGGACCGCTCCAACAGGTGGAAGGTGCCGCTGTTGCCCTCGGTCACGGCGTCGCGGCTGATGAAGAGGACCACCCGGTCGGCGGCGTCGAGCATGTCGTTGTCACGCACGTACACCGACGCTCGCCCCGGGGCATCTTCGGTGGGCTGGGGCTCGTAGAACTTGTAGCCCACGTTCCGGTAACGGCAGTAGGCCGCGATGATGGACTCGAAGTGGTTGGCTTCCGCGTGTTTGGGCTTGCGGAGCAGGACGACATCGTCCTCGCCTAGCGCGTCGAGGAGCGGGAAGGCGAAGGACGATGCTCCTGCTGGGAGGCTGCGGCTTCCGGCGACGACGACCTTCATGCCGCCATCCTACCGCTCGCTAGAAGGGCAGGCCGTCCAGATCGTCACCCGAGTCGTCGTTGGCGTACTCAGCCATGTACTCGTCGGGGTCGATGCCGTCGGTCCAGTCCCTGCTGGGCCGGTTCAGGCAGTCGCCATCGGTACAGGTCCAGAAGGCCTTGTATTCGCTGCCGTCCTTGCGCGTGCCTGCGGCGACGTAGTCCCAGTGGCCGTGCTGGGGACACTCGGCCTCGTTGAGCCAGTTGTACTTGCCCTTGCCGCCTCCGACGCCGCCGGAGCCCTTCTTCCATCCGAGTGAACCGTCAGCGTAGGCGACGATGTCGACACCCGGTACGGTCATGATGACCTTGAACTTCTTCTCGTCTGGCATGGTGCCCTCCTATTCGGCACGGACCAAGGCGGGGGACCTTGAGGAGGTGTGGTCGGTAGACCGCGTGCCAACGCAGCCAGACCGACGCTTGCCACATCCAGCGGGCCCGCCAGTAGTCCATCAGCGGATGGTGATCTCGACGCGGGCGTCGTTCTTGGGGACGCCCACTTGCTTGCTCATGGCCCTCGGCAGGGCCCTGCTGTCGTTAAAGCCGAGGGCAGGGCAGACCCCGTCCTCGATGACCTTGATGAGGTTGGTGCAGTCGGCCTCCCGGGCCAGCCAGAAGCGGTACTCCATCACCACCTGTGGCCCGGGCTCCCACTTCGACGGACGCGCACTCTTCGCGATGAGCGCTGCGCCCTGCTGGTACGCCTCGGCCTGAGGCGTCTTGACCAACTTGGGATAGGCGATGCCTCCTCTTCGGTAGCCCCTGCCGATCTTGTTGGCGTGGTTGCCGGAGGGTGGCTGGCCGGGGAGGACGATGGTGAAGGTCATGCCGTGAACAGGAACTCCACCTCTTCGTCCTCGGGGATGTTCCCGTTGGCGCGGAGGAGGTGCTCGATGGCTCGCAGTCCGCCTTTCGTCGTCCAGTCGTACTCGTCCACCTTGTAGTCAGGGCGGTGAGAGATGCCCGGTCTCGTCTCCACCTTCTCGGTGAGGTTGAGGCTGGGGTTCAACTCGGGCCGGACCAAGAGGAGCCGGTCTACGAAGATCTTCACTTCACCCAAGCCACTGTCCAGTGGACGTAGCCCACGGAGTCCTTGCCGGGGACCCACACCTTGCGCCAGCGGTTCACACCAGCCACGGCCTCGCCCTTGACGGTGCCTCCAGTGATGAGTCGTGTCCCTGTGGTCATGGTGCCGATCTTGGCACTGGCGTTGTCCGGCTCGGCCCTGATGACCGCCTTCTCCACCTCGGTCCTGAGGTAGGCGAAGTGCTGCACCATGACGACGGCATGGATGCCGCCCTGTGTCTGAGCATCGAACTTCTTGACGTACTTGGCGGCCAGCCAGTTGGGCCACTTCACCCAGCCCTTGAGGAGGGGGTCGCCTGTTCGCTGGTTCTTGTCGAACCGCTGGTGGTACATGACCGCGTGGAAGCCGTCGTAGTCGGCCCCTCGGAACTCGTCGGGAATGACGTCGTAGTCGCCCGCCACGATGGCGAAGGCGCCACGACTGATCATCTGCCTGAGACGGGCCCACTTGAGGTTGTCGCGGTAGTCGTAGAGGTGGACGTCGATGCCCATCTCGTCGAGGACGGCGGCGACCTGATGCATCATCAGCCCACCCTTGTCGTCGCCGGTCTGCTTGCGGAACCACTGGACGGTCGGGTTCTTGATGCCGAGCGTGGCTTGGTTGGCCAGCATCGCACCTGAAGCGGCAGCGCAGTTCGTAGTGGACATCGGGCCCGTGCGGCGCTGTTCCTTGTGGGGCCCGAGATAGAACTTGGTCATTCCTCACTCCTTTCTGTGGCGTAGTCGATCACGCCTGCTGCGGCCCCGAGGCCGATGGACAAGGCCATGATGGCTAGGGCCCATTCTGGCCCCACCAGTTCACCCAGCAAAGCCCAGACCGTGAATGTGACGACGACGGTGATGGCTACGCTGAAGCCGACGACGAGATGCTTCATGTGACTTCTGCCTCCAAGTAGTCCCGCTCCTCGCGGCGGTGTGATGTGGCCCAGACGTAGCCTGCGCTCGGCCCGGTGCCACGGTGGTGACCGGGGCAGAGCCAGACATGGTCTTCAGGCAGGGCATGGCGGGGTCCATGGGCTCCGAGGCGGACGTAGTCCATCTCGCCTTGGTCCCACTTCAGTTCGTTGTAGGCCAGTGGGAGCACCTTGCCCCAGCGGTCGTAGCAGGGCCCGGCGTCCGGGTCGACCTTGCGGGCGACGCACCCGACGTCCCTGCCACTGACGACGGCGCGGGTCCATTCGACGGTGCCCTCTTCGTAGTAGGTCACCCGATCCCTCCCCGCTTGACGAGCCTGATGCGGCGTGGCTTCACACCGAAGACCGCTTCGAAGGTGTCGGGGTTCTCCCTGATGATGTTGTTCACGCGGCTGTGTCCGACCTTGAGGAGGTGTGCCAGTTCCGAGGTCTTCATACCTTCTGGTTTCCCACTGAGGGCGTCGATGAGGGCTACCTTCTGGCTGGGCTTGGTGCCCTTGCCCTCCTCCTCCGGCGGCGGTGTGAACTGGTACTCGGGGATGAACTCGTCGTCCTCGGTGAACATGATGATGCCGCTGTCTGAGTCCCAGACGATGGACATCGCCAGCGGATCACTGAGCCGGGAGTCGTTGGCCTTCGTGTTCACCAGCCTGATGTGGACGTCCTCGTCGGTCGGCGAGGTGCCGTTCTGCAGTTCCCATGTGGCCCGGGCAAGGTTGATCTTGTAGACCGACCCGTACGGGGTCGAGCCCACGACCTTGCCCTTGCGGTCCTTCATCTCGGACTTGGAGACGTGGTCGACCAGCAGGGTGGTGCAGCCCAGCATGCGGATGGCGGTGAAGAGTTTCAGCGTGCCCTCGTTGGCGTCGCCGTACTCGCCTCCGGTGCCCATGGCGGGGCCGCAGGAGTCGATGACGATGAACTTGATGCCGTGCTCGCTGACGACCCGGGCCAGTTCCTCGGCGTCGTCGGCGATGGGCCGAAAGCAGCGCCGGTAGTAGAAGTCCTTGGTGGGTTTGAAGTCGTGGCCATGGCCGATGTACTCGATGCGCTCCCGCACCGTGTAGGCGTCGGTCTCGTAGTCGAGGTAGAGGGCTGGCCCCTTCACCTGAGGCGCCAGCCCGGGGACGATCTCCATGCCCTTGGCGACCGACAGGGCCAGCGCCGTGGCGACCACGCTCTTGCCGATGCCGCCGGGCCCATAGAGGATGGACGTCACGCCGTGGGGGCAGAGCGGCTTGATGTCGTACCGGGCTCGACGCTCCGTCGGCATCGGGCCGTTCATGGACAGGAGCGGCTCCCCCTCCCGCTCGGCGGACAGGACGTACTGGCACAGGTGCTCCAGCGCGTCGGTCCAGTCCATCTTGTCGAAGGGCGTGTTCTCGGTACGCCCCTTCAGGATCTTGGCTAGCGTGCTCCGGGTGGTCGCCGACGAGACGTTGAACCGTGCTTGATGCAGCGCCCCGTCGACGGTCTTGATGCCATCCCAGTTGACGACGACGCGGAGTTCACCCTGCAGTTCCTGTCCGCTGCGCTTGAGGCGCCCGAGGCTCAACTCGACGCCTGCGTCTTCGGACCAGAGCCGGTAGGAGAGACCGATGCGTTCGAACGACCATCTCGTCTTCGTCGTCATCCTTCTCCCCCGGGCGCCAGTTGCGTCAACTCATAGGTCCCCCGCCCATGGTCGTCGTTGTTCAGGATGCAGCCCGGGGTCTTGCAGATGGCGCGCTTGTCGTCGCGCAGGATCGAGAGGGAAGGATTGCGGTCGTCATGCGCTGGGCAGCGGACGGCCTTGCCGGGGCGTGCGTTCTGCACACCCCAGAGGGACAGGAGGATGTCACTGGCAGACGCGTCCTCGTAGGGGTCTTCAGTGTCGGGCTGGTAGGTCGTGCGGTACACCTTGGGCAGGCCCTTGATGGTGGGGCTCCACATGGTCGACCGCTTCTCGATCAGTGCGGCTGGGGTGGTGTTGGTCATCTCCAGCAGGATGGCCGCAAGGGTCGGCCCCAGCCGAGCCCTCGCAGCCGAGTACATGATGCCGGTCTTGCCGGTCTTCGGGTGAGGCATGCAGGGCATGCGTAGTGGATGGCCGAGTCCACCCTCGGCGATGGTGTCGGAGCCGGGGCGCACCTCGATGTGCGGGTCAGCGGCATCCTCTGGCAGGGCCGACTCCAGAAAGGATCGGGCTGCGCGGCGGATCATCTTGGCGGGCATGGGTCGCTGCAGCGGGCACCACACGTGGGCTCCCCGGCGCGACGACTCGACCCATGCTGCGCCACCGAGGTCTTGGATGACCGAGGCCAACACGAAGGCCTGATCCATCCCGTCGTCGGTGTCGAAGTCGTAGGCGAGGACGTGGCTCTCGCTCTCGGTGTCGATCATGTAGGCGCTCACAGCCGGGCCCTTCTTCGTCAGCCCAGCGAGCGCTACCTGTGGTGTCAACTCTTGCCTGACCGGCCTCCATCCCTTGGGTGTCCATGCGCTGTAGGCATCGACACGCGGCGCGAACAGGGCGACGTAGTAGGTCGCTACTGCGACGGGGTCGTACACGCTCCCTCCTGACAGTAAGGGGAGGTGGTGGGACGGTCGCTGTCAGACGACCGTCCCCGCACCATGAACCCCCGGCGGCAGGGCCGGGGACCCTCCATCCTAGACGATGGACATGGCCTCTTCGTCCCCATCTTGTCCACCCTCTTCTCCACCTTCATCGGACTTCGGTTCAGGCATGGAGCCGAGGAACTGGATGACCTTCCCGGCGTCGTCAGACGACAGCCCAGCCACGATGGCGTTGAGGTCGGCGTCCTCCTCGATCTTGATGTCGAGGGCCTCGGTGAGGGCGATGCTGAAGGTGACCTTGTTGAACTGCTTCTGCCTCGCGAGGTCGGTGATGGCCTTCTTCTGGGCGTCGCTGATCTGGCCCGTCTTGCCACCTTTCTGGGCGGTCGTGGAGGCCTTGCCGGAGACCTTGGCGCCCTTCTTGGCACCGGCTGCGGCGGCCTGCTTGTCCACGTTCTCGTCGGCTTCGGCGTCGTCCTTGCCGGTCGAGAGCATGAAGGTCTTGAGCAGGAAGTACTTGAGCGCCATCGACTGGGCCTTGGGCAGGCCCTTGTCGCCGATGTCAGCCCCCTGCCCGGAGTAGGTCTGGGTCTCGCTGACCTCTCCGGTCTCGCCGTCCATGAAGCGGTACTGCATGGTCACCCGAGTCAGCCACATCTGGAGGCCACTGGAGGTCTCGTAGAGCGGGAAGGTCTCCCGCTCCACCTCGCTCGACCAGATCCAGATGCTGCGCTCGGAGAGCAGCGGCCTGACGGCGGCGCTGATGGCCGACTCGCTGACGAAGGCGTACTTCTGCTGTTTGTTGAACTCGCTCTTGGCGAGGGGCTTGTCGAGCGCCCCCATCACCTCGGCGAGTTTCTGGACGATGTTCTTGGGCTTGGCGGCGGTTGGCATGGCTATCCCTTCTTGTTGGCGCGGGACTTGGCTTCGTTAGCCCGGGCGAGGCGGCGGCGGAACTCCTTCTCGGTGTCCCCGATGTTCGGGACCAGCGAGCCTGCGTACATGTGGACCGGGAGTTCGTCCCCGGTGATGTTCGCGTTCAGGCAGCGCATGTAGATGGCCACGTCCTGCTGGGTGTGGCGCTTTCGGTCGCGGTGGTGGCGCTTCATCATCCGGGTGTACAGATACCAAGCCGGTTCGTCCGGGGTGGCCTCTTCAGGGTTGGCGATGTGTTCGGCGAACGCGACGGCCTCGTCCTCGTAGCCCTCCCGGCAGGCAAGGGTCAGGACCGCAAGGACGGCTGACGGGCTCAGGCCGGTGTTGTCGTAGTTCTGGGTCGCCAACTTCATCATCCGGTCG